ACGGTCGTCTTCATACTGCTCGATAACCCCAAGAGCTTTTGCTTCTGCAATAGGAATCAAAGCCGAGACAATAACAGAAGCGTCCGCGTCAACAGTTGAGCCGTCATCGTACACAAATGTGAGCGTCTTTTCAGTCGCTTCAACATGGATAACTTTTGGTGCGGGTGCACCATCTTGTCCGTCTTTGCCGTCCTTGCCATCACGTCCACGGCCAGCGAGAAGTTTGCCACGGCCCTTAGTGAACAGGAAAGCTGAGCCACCATCTACGTAAATGTCGCCTTCTTCGTACTGTGCGCTTTCGTCACGCACACCCTTGAACTCAAAGCCAAGCGTGCCAATGCGTTCCCAGTCGGCAGAACCTGGAGCAGAGGCAGTATCACGTATTGCTTTAGCTACTTTCCCCAAGCCATAAGTTACGTATGAGCCTTCACGGTACACTTGTTGTGAGATGTAGGCTTTGGTTTCGATGCCGAGTCCATCGAGTCCACGCTCACCAGTGCGGCCTTGTTCGCCTTGCTCACCTTTGGTTAGCTCAAAGAAGGCGGGGATAGTGATGATTTCGTCTGCAAGGGCTTTGTGGTCAATAACGACTTCTGGCGTAACGCGCTGGACAAACTCTGAATCGTTAGCGAGTGCTTTTGCGATTAACTCTGGGTCGGCGTCAGAGCCGTCAGAGCCGTCCTTGCCGTCCTTGCCATCTTTTGCTTGGGGTAGTGCAAACAATTTCGTAACGCCATTACTAAGCGTGACTTCAATACTCTGGCCGTCAGCGCCTTCCACCAGTGATTCAATACCCACGCCGTCAGAACCATCACTGCCATCAGCACCTTTCGCACGGGACATAAGCGCGGTAAAGTCTTCACTGACAAGCATCTTTGCCACGACTTCTGCTGCGTCAACTTGTACAGCGTCGGCACCATCACGGCCATCTTTGCCATTGCTAGGTCGGAAGTCTTTGAGTACCAGTTCTTGGCCGTCTGATAACTTGACAACGAGGTCATTGTAGTGAGCTGCAAAGCTAACAACTGAGACGCCGTCTTTCCCGTCTTCACCTTTTGGTCCTTGTGTCTTTTGTACAGCAGTGAGTTCAACTTCGAGATTTGAGACGCGCTGGTCGACAGCGCTGAACTCGCGTTTAAGAATTACGCCAATGGCTTCAAAGATAGCTTTCTGATTCATTTCATGGCCTTTTCAATCATGGCGATTGCAACTGCTTTTGCAGTGTCGTCGTCCAGTGCTGGGTCATCGTTATCGTCTAGAGCAGACGGGGCTGATGCGTACGAGGGCGCTGGTTTGGCATCTTCGAGCCTAACATTTTGTGCTTGGATGCGTGGTGATTCACCAAAAGGTACAGCGGGTAGACCCACTTTACGTCGTGCTTCATTCGGGCTATAAATTGCGTTCTGCACGCCTTTCGACAACGCTTCAATTTGGGCTGCAAAATCGGCACGGGCAAGGTTGTTTAAGTCAAACCGAATCTCTTCGTTTCGCGGAAGGTCAAACAAACGTTCCAGTGAACGTTCAATAATTTCTGCGTAAAACAGAAGACCGGTGGCGCGCCACTGGTTGATAAGTGCTTCAGTCGAGGACCCGTTGCCAATATGGTCGATGCCCAGCAGTTGTGGTGGCACGCGGAAAAGTCGGCAGAGGTCTAGCACAGTCATGTTGTAAGTCTCTAGCACTTGACTGTCAGAAGCTGTAATACCCATAGGCTGCCACTTCATACCACCACCAAGAATCGGCACTTTGCCTTGACGGAAACCTCGGGCTTGCTCGTCAAACGCGCCGCGTAGGTCTTGCATTTGTGTAGGTGTTAGCGTCAGGTCAGTTGACAACACACCAGATGGGCGGTTCATGTTAGAGTGGAAGGCAAGCGTTCCATGACTGATTGCATTGTTTAGACCGATTGCATACGCACTGTCTGCAATGGGTGTTTCACCCCAGAGTAAGGAACGGTGTGTTGCCAGCTTAACATGTAGCACATCCCGTGACGGAACGAGTGCGTCTATGTTTTGCCGAGTCATGTACTCCCATTCAGCAGAAGCGTCATAAAACAAATTCCCGTCTTCTGCCGCAACAGCTCGGTGTTTATGTGGTGGTAATGGGTGCAACTCTGTAATTTCAAAGCGACCATTTCGCTTTGCATAGGAGTAGGCATTCCCGTGGTAGATAAGACTAGACACAATGAGTGAAACAAAGTCCATCTGAGTCTGGTATTCGTTAGGGTATCGCAAACAGCGAGATACACTTGAGTCTTGCAGTACAGTTATGCCACCGTCGTCTTCAACACGAATATGCTCGAGCCCAGACGAAGCAAGACTGTAAGCGTATGCATTTCTGATGGCTGCAACAATTAAGTTACGTTCACGACCTGCAGGTGACAAATGGCGTTGCCACCCATCACTAAGGTGGTCAACACCATAACTGTTTCCAAACTCACCGAACATAGAAAACGGGCCACGCCAAGACAACTCAGAAGGGTTGCCTTGGTTAAAGCCCAAAAAGGACTTTAGTCGTGTACCTACATCACGAAGAGCCACGTTACGGCGCCTTAACAGATGGCGGCGGAGGCGGAGGCGAAGGCGGAGGCGTTGAAATAGTCACAGAAAGTACGTGGACAAAACAACCGTTGTACTTCTTAGACGATATGTTGGTGTACTTCAGATTGGTTGTGGTATTGGTGAAGTCGGCTCCAGCCACAAGGTTTGCAAAGTCCGCATCTGACATGACTTTAATTCTGGGCCCGAACGGAGAAGGCATTAAGGCTATTTTTGACATCTTTTGGTTCTCCAGTAGAGAAAGCCCCACCCGAAGATGGGGCTTTCAGTTCCAACTTACCAGGTAATGGTGTTGACAGCTTGTACGCTACCCGGACGCAACATCGTAAAGCTCGTCGGGCAAATCATGCGGAGACCGATGGAGTAAGTCTGCCACAGCGAGCGGGCTTGATAACCGGTAGTGGAAGCACCGGTTGAGCCACCAACCGAGATACCACCGTCCACCGGCACTTGACCTGCGGTACCGATAGCGCCGCCATTGCCCGGGCCTGCACCGGCCATGGTCGGGGCAGTGCCGTCAGCGTTCGACTCAACCACAGTGGCAACGTCAGAGACGTCAAACATTGGGCCGTCAAAGGCGGTGACAAGGGCTGCCGCATCAATCAGGATTGCGGTGCCTTTCGGGACATTGGCGCTGGACACCACTTCGACACCGGCCAAGCGGCCGGTAGCCAGTTCAGCGGCGTACACAGCATCACCGAGCGGGGAAGTCATGAACGACAGGCTCAAACGGTCGATGTCGTTGATAACCAGGACCGGACGGACGCCGCCACGAGTTGCCAACAGTTTGCTCATCATTGCTTTCAAGTCGCCGGAAACAGCGTCTTGTCCGCCACCGGTGGCACCGGTGCCGACAGTTACGTTGTTCAACAGGCCAGCAGGACGCACACCGGCAACAGCAGCAGAAGCCGAGAGGAAGGCATTGTCAAGGACTTCGCTGTAGTCTTCGGTCAGAGCCGAGCGCAGAATGCTTTCGATTTGCGGAGTGGAACGCTCGGCAATCTCAGCACTGAAGGTGGAAATGGCAGCCAACTTGAAGCGGTTGATGACAGCCGAACCGAAGTTGAAACCAACCAACGGAATTGCACCGGCTTCACCAACCCACGAGGTACGGCCGGAACCAGCAGCGTTAGCATTGCGACGCGGAACGGTGATGCTGTTATAACCGTTGAAGTTCAATTGCTGGGAACGGGCGGCGAGAGCAGCAGCGACCGAGGTGGTCTTCAAGGTGTCAAGGAACCCTTGAACATCAGACTGGACCAGTTCAGCTGCCCAACCTGCGACCGAAGTCATGGCAGGGTCGATTTGCGACTTGGTGATGTAGTCCATCACAGCTGGGAGGGCCTTATTGCCGGAGTAGTGCTTTTCGACAACTTGGTTCAGTGGGGTTTTGGTTGCATGAGCCAGCACCTTGGCAGCAGCCATTTTCCAAATAACACCGTCTTCGTCTTGCGACTTCTGGCGATGTGAAATAACAGCCGGGGCTTCCGCCTGGGCTTGGGCGCGTGATGCCAGTGCAGCTTCTGCCTTGAGTAGGGCGTCAATACTGGTAGTCGCCTTTTCAACTTGGCCGGTAAGTTCGGTGACTTGAGCCAACAGGCTGTCGTCATCGGGGTTGGCTTCCAGGGCTTTGGTTGCGATGACGAGTTCGTCTTTCTTTTCAACCAGGGCAGTTTGAGCTGCCTTGATACGTTCGGCGAGGTTCATTTTGATACTCCTAAATTCATGGGTTGGTGTTCACTAACAGTGCCTGAGTCGGCAACACCCAATGCATTGGACAGCACCAGACGTTTATTGGCGAAGTGCGCTTTTTGGGCAATGGAAAGCTTCAAGCGCGTTTCTTCTGATGTGGTTCTTTTTTTGTTGGCAATGCTGAGGTTAGCTCGATGCTCGTCAGAAAAGACTTTACCTTTTTTTGCGGCACTGAGTTTAGCTCTATGCTCGTCAGAAAATACTCTACCTTTTTTTGCCGAGCTCATTTTAGCTTTAGTTTCAGCAGAAGGTACTCTACCCTTACTTGCTTTACTCATTTTTTTGCGCGACTCTTCAGATGGGTTTTTACAAGCGTCTCCAATCTTACGCTTGTGTTCTCCCGAAAGCACGCGCCCACTTTCGCCTTCACCACCATCGGTAAAGTTGACAAGTGGGCCAGTCTTTAGGTCGCGTCGACCAATTTTAGCAATCAATGTTTTTTCGAGTGAAAATGCTTCTGCTTCAAATACTGGTCCAGCCACAATTTCACGTTTCCAGTTTGCATCAGAAGAAACTACGTTTGTGTGGTGACGGTTACGGTCAGTTACTTTGATACGAGCAGCATTGCCTTTTCCAACGTAGAATGGTTCTCCACAACTACGGTAGTCAATATAAACAAAATGGCTTGGAACGCCGTTCATTTCGACACCCCGTAGCGCACAGTGCGTTTAGCACTAATAATTGCAGCCTTGGCTCGCGCAATTGTTTCTTGCGGGTTGCCAGACATGGCAGTATCGTTGATGGCACTGGACGGCGCATCAAAGAATTGTGAAATCTGCTCATCGGACATACCCAGGCTTTTCGCGACCATCACAGCACGCGGGTTCATGGGCACGGACACAAGACTTGCTTCGAGCAGTTCGCTTTTGGTGAAGCGCATACCACGCGGTTTCAACGGCTCAGCTTCATTTGGTTTGAAGGTCACCGAGACAGCGCGCAGAATACCCTGTTCAATCAACGACCGAGCAAGGTCAGCCATTTGACTGGTGCCCTTGGCAGCGAGGGTAAGGTCGGCGAGAAGCGCATCACCGTGAATGCGCAGGTTTTTCCAAATACCAACCGGGAAGTCACCCATACGATGATGAACAAGTGCAACAGGGTTGTTTTTGAAGTTGCTGGTGTCGAGACCCTTCAGCATGACAATATCACCGACACGGTCAGCCGTCTCGGTAGTCAGAACAAAAGTCTGAGTATCCGCAATACGACCTGCGCTGGCTTTTTGGACAAGGTTCATGACTTTCTCCACCTGTATATCCCATTATCCCATAATTACCCAAAATTGTCAACCGTCTGGGTGAAATAAAAATATATTTTTTAACGGTTGACACAAGATTGATTTTATGATATGGAGGGTTGTTGACAGGTCGGGTGGATAGTGATACAATGGATTATAAATTGATAGAAGGTTACTAGATGTCATACCTAACTTACTCACATGAAGTTGTTCTACCTTTGCTAAACAAAGGTTTGGACTCAGTGTTCCAATCTGCAAATGATAAGGTTGCAGCGTTGAACACTAGGTATCAGCGTTGTGAGTTTGAAGAAGCTGATAAGCTACTTCTAGTGTATAACATGGGTAGTGAAGACCCTTTTGACTTTAAGTCTGAAACCCTAGTTGATTGGATTGGCTCACAAGTATTTCACGAACTCAAACTACTAAATGGGTTGCCCCGAGAAACCTATAAGCGCCAGCATGGTGCCTTAGAGCATAGCCTGTTAAACATGGCAAAAGAAAAACTAAAGTTAGACGTTTTTCAGTACCCTAATTGTCCGTCCACAACATCTTTTAAGGATGAAGCATTATCAGAAATTGAGCTAATGTTTAGTATCTTTCACAGAGACTGGCTTGAAAAGTACGACAAGCCCGAACCTGTCAAGAAAGTTAAACGAGCTTATACCCCTAGGCGTCGTACTTGGCGCTGGTAATCACGCAATCAAAGACGCCACGTTGAAGGTGTCGATAGTTTCTCGGTTGAACGACCCGAGCGCCATGATACTTGCAACCGCCGGGTCAATCTTGCCATAGGACTTGGCTTTGGTAAGCTTTCGGTTTCCGGCAGCGTCCTTGTCAAGCACAGCATTAGCAAAAGCCCAGCGCAATACTGGGTTGCCATTGTGGGTCAACTTGGCATTCAGCAACAATTCTTCCACTCGCTCAACTGCTGGGCTCATGTCCTTATAGCCTTGGCCATGTGGTTTCAACAACTCGGTGTTAAAACTCGGTTCGAGTTTGAGTAGTTCGTTTTTCAGAATGTCCCACCGCCAA